CATCAAGCGTCTGATATTCAGGAAACAACAGACAAAAAAGTCATGACTGCGGAGGAAAGAAATATACTAAGTACTCTCGGAACCAATTTTGCCAAATCTGACTTTTCAAATGTCATTACAAAAAGCCTTTCTCAGAACGGATATTATAAATTCCCGGATGGGCTCTTAATACAGTGGGGGTATTTCAGCGGAGGTGTTTCTAATGAGCAGTCTATCCGTTTCCCATTATCTTTTAAATCTTGTTTTTCCCTTGCTTTTTCTAGTACGACGGATAACACTAATAATTCTATATGGTCTGTGAATTATGCCGCTATATATGCTTCATATTTTACGGTTTATAGAAGATATGCAGATGCGGGAACTATTGCTAACTCTTCACAGTCATTTAGATGGATAGCGATAGGGACTTGGAAATAGTATAATATCACAACATTATTTACATCATGAAATATTTTAGTAGAAAATTGGTAGCAATTTTAGTGCTCATAATTTGGCTAAGTTCTCTCGGAACCAATTACGCTAAATCAGATATGTCTAATATCGTTACAAAATCGTTTGGGCAGAATGGATATATAAAGTTTAGCAATAAATTTATAGTTCAATGGGGATTTGCAACAGATAACCAAACTTATTATAAACAAACTGTTTACTTGCCTATATCATTTCTTGACGGATCATCATATGTTGTAGTAACTAGTGCTCGAAGCGCCTATACTGATTATTATGTTGGTAGAACGATTGCCAGCTTAAGTGCTAGTTCGTTTGTAGTATCTGTAAATCAAGCAAACAAAGAACCTTTTTATTGGATTGCAATAGGTTATGGAAGATGATTTTATTTTAAACATAGGAACTTTTTATGATCCCTATAATAGTAATAAAGGATTTCCTGGTGAATCCTTTGATTGGTTTGCCATTGGAATTTGGAAATAATAAAATAGATAAGTATGAAGCAAAAAATGTATTGGAAGAATGGTTTCTACGACATACCGGTAGACGGTGCGGTAGAAATAACTATAGAAAATTACAGGGAACTTCTGGATGGGCAGTCATCCGGGAAGCTCATTGTTACCAATGATGAAGGGTATCCTGTATTGGTAGAAAACGAGTACTCCCTTGAAGATATGCGAAAAATAAAAGTATCTGAGATTCAATTGTTTGACAAATCAAAAGAGGTCAATTCTTTTGATTTACAGGCTAAAAGTATGTGGTTGGATAAGTCTACACGTGTTGGATTATTTAACTCAATTAATATCGAAAAAGAGGCGGGCAAAACGGAGACTGTGCTTTGGTATGATGCAGTAAAATATATCATTCCAATATCAGATGCTTTGGCTATGTTGAATGCTCTGGAAATGTATGCGCTTGAGTGCTACAATGTAACACAATCACATATTGCAGCAGTCAAGGCATTGGATACAATCGGAGAGATTGAAAGCTACGATTATACCGTTGGTTATCCAAAGAAGCTTAGCTTTCCGGGATAGCCGGTTTTAAAGTTGTAGGCTTCGATTTCTTCTTTCGTTTCCAGTTGATTAATGGCTTTGATATGCCCTTGTGTTGTATGGTAACACGCAAGGGCGTATAACTCTATCTGTTGTAGCATATCAATGGCTTTCTCGATTGATAAGACCAACTTTGCATCATTTAGCCAGATAGTCGTTTCGGATCGTCCGGATTCCCTTTCAATACTAATTGAGTTCATGAGACCTACACGTGTAGCCTTGTTTAGCCAACCGGATACATTATCAATACTAAAACTATTCACCGATTCGGATGAGTCATACGCCTGTAATTCCGATATCTTTTGGGCTTTCAATTCTAATAACGTTTGTTTGTATTCCTTCAATACGGGATATCCTTTCTCGTTCTCTACGATTATGAGTCCGGCAGATTGACCGTCTAATAATTCTTGCCAATATTCGACACTTATTTCCACTGAACCTTCCAATGGTTTGTCGTAGAAACCATCTTTCCAATACATTTTTTGTTCCATAATTATTCTTTATTAATTATTTCCATCGACCTATTGCTATCCAATTAAACTTAGCACTCGAAACTCCAGTGTTAGTAGAAGAGAAATTCCTATCCAACTTAAACGAACTCTTTGTAGGATTGGCAATCGGCAAAGCTGAATATACATTATTATCAGAAGCATCCTTAATGATACTTCCCTGAATGATATAATCTGCATCCAAAAAGGATTCAGTTAAGTAAATCGTTACACTTGGAGAAGTAGAGCCGGAATGTTTTCCCCATTGGATTAGCAATCCATTACTACATTTCAGATACCCATTTTGTCCTAAACTTTGACTTTCTGCCAAAATAGACTTAGTCCCGAGAGTACTTAGTATATTTCTTTCCTCCGCAGTCATGACTTTTTTGTCTGTTGTTTCCTGAATATCAGACGCTTGATGTTCATGATTTACAGAAGAATATATGCTGTCATGATTGTGGTTCCCTTCCGCTTTACTGTCCCAAATATTTTTTTCGGCATCTGAAACGAAGCGATGATCTTCATCGCCGCTTACTTCGGTTGCCGGATGAGTATGAGCTTTGGGAGTACGCGAATCACTCAATCGCAAATCATTACCTTCGCATACTGTTCCGGCTGCCGTACCGAAGTTTTTGTTGAAGGCAGTATTCTTAGAAAATATAGGTTCGTAAATACCCGAATGATTGTGATTGTCAAAAGACGTTTTTAATATCTTTCCCTGCTCGGCAGAAAGAACTTTTCCGGCTCCTCCAGAAACCAAATCATTAACGATATCCGTTTTATTGAGTTTCTTTACAAGCTCATTTGTCATGGTAGTAGCGAAGTTCGGGTCATTACCAAGTGCGGTTGCAAGTTCTTGCAAAGTATCTAGTGCATCGGGAGCGTCGGCAACCAATTTGTCAATTGCCGTCTTAACTTTTGTTTCTACGCCCGTAGCCGCCTCATTGGCTGCTTGAGCAGCAGCATCGGCGAGTGCGGCCTTTTCGCCGGCAAGAGTAGCTTTCAAATTGGCAGTATTGGCAGCGGTATTGGCATTATCTGTTGCTGTCTTGGCAAGTACAGTTTGTTCTTCTGATGCGCTTTTTGCTGCATTCGCGCCGGCAGCGGCAGCGGTAGCGGCTTCTTTTGCGGCATTGACACTTCCGGCAGCCGAATTAGCGTTATCAGTAGCGGATTTTGCTAAAGCAGTTTGATTGATAGAAGATTGTGTAGCAGCATTAGCATCATCCGTCGCTTTCTTTGCCAACGCCGTCTGGCTGACAGATGATTGCTTGGCTGTGTTCAATTCATTGATTACACCGCCGTATTCCTGCACACGAACCTGTTCAGCGGAGACCCGTTGGGCTTCGGATATTTCTCTTGTTTCTTCGTTACTTTCAACGGTAGCTTCAAGAGAGCGGATATCACGTATAGCGGCAAGAGCATCATTCTTGAGGGCTACCATATTTTCGTAGGCGGTCTGAACCTTTTCAAGACCGAACTTTAGACTAGTCTTGACACCGTTCACGATACGGTAACCAATTGTGTAGAAACCTCTCATGTCCTGCGCTTCTTCCAATTCCGATATTTTCTTCTTTTTTAATGGCATAGCTTTTCTATCTAAATCAATTCAATATAATATTCGTTGTTCTCTGTAATTATCAACTCTCCACTTTCTGCCGCAAGCATATAGTCTGTTTCTTTAGTCCGGAATCCTGTAAATACGAGCTTCAAGGTAAATTCCCACCATACACCACCATTCATCAATATAAAATTCGTTGTTTTGCAATTTTTGTAATAGCAGGGATAGTGCTCGAAGAACTCCTCACAGTAAAATATACGCTCCGCATCCAAATACTCATATCCTTCTTCGTCCGTCTTGGCAGACAATTTAGTAAGGTCGTGGAGAAAGGCATCCCGGTTGCGCCAGAATGTTGATACGTCCGGAGTACTCATCAGGCATTTGAGAGCTACCTCTTTTGTTTGAAACTTCACATATTCACCGTCGTAGACTGCTCCATCCTGATACTTGAAATTCTGCAATAAATTCTTTTTGATTGCCGATGCTTTGAGTATTTCCGCATTACTACCTTTCAAAATTGCAATACCATAGTCTGATAGGTCCTTATCGTCTATTTCATAACCTTTTGGTAAAGGAATTGAATTTATAGGCTCTTGATAAATATAATCACTTTCGCGCGGGAAGTCATTAGAGAAGGTGATTTTCGCTATCTCTACATGTTGGTATATAGAGTAACTATTCTGCGAAGAGAGACGCAAACGATAGGTTCTTCCAAGAAGTGGAAATAAGAAATCGTGATATCCCATATCCGAAAGTATATCTATCAAGGCACCGAATCCTAAATCATCTTTGAATGCGAATTCTAAGCTCACTTCACTAGTATTAAGAGCTGGATTACTCAAATCAAACTCTTGCCCGTCTTCTTCCGGCCAATCGTTTTTATCCAGTTCTTTCATAGGAGGGAAAGCCACAAGGTTATCGTAGCTTCCCTTTATGGTACATACGCCATAAACAGCATATATATCTATTCCATCTATTAATAGTTGCCCCTTCATCGCTTCAATGTTATGCCCTTAGTATTCAGTGTATCGATGCCAGTCTTTATAGAAGACATTGTCTTTTCAATTGTTTCCAGGCGGGCGGTGTTACTACTGATATCTGACAAATGCGTGATAATCGTATTATTATATTTAGTCATTTCGCTTATATTTTTATCGAGATTTGATAAATACACAAGTTTCTCTACTATTTTATCCGTAGTGGACTGTATTTGTTTTACACCCTCATTAATGGAATAGGTATGTGTTACCATAGTAGTGAATCTTCCGTTCAGTTCATCCGCTGAATCTTGTGACATGGAATCAAAACCTTTTTGAGACGCTTCTCGCTCTGTGTCATCTTCTGCCCAACCATACATGTCGGCCATGTCGTCTCGTCTGGCTTTCATTGCATCGGCTATCCGTTGACCTTCTTCTTTCAGTGCGTTATACTCATCTTCCGTCACTCCATCGTCCATTGCATTATAGAACTTCTTCCTCCAGTCTTCTAACTGCTGCATATATTCTTCCTTGATCATGGAGTTGAGAATAGCATTCTTCATGTATTCTTCAAAATTGCCGGCAAAATCTGCTGAATCATTATCCATATCGGTAAGTAACTCTTGAAAATCGGAACGGAGTGTCTCTGCATCGAGAAGGGTAGTATCAGCTATTTGTTGTTCCAGCACTTCGGAAATCTTACCAACTCCATTTGCAATCTGATCTGCAAACTTCTGCGTATCGGAATCCAGTTGAGACCAGAAGATACCGGCATTCTCCTGTAACTTTGCTATCTCTTCGTCCGATAAATCAAATAGACCGGTCATACGGCCGTTCATTTTCTCTTTAAATTGGTCTATTGTCATTCCAAGCGTTTGTGCCGCTTGGTTCCAACCCTCCCATGACATGTCTTTAACTTCATTATAACCTTTAGAGTGCGACTTTCGGGATGCACCGGAATCCAAATACTGCCTGCCTAATACACGAGCATTTGAACTTTGCTCTTTTATCGTATCAATAGCCTTCTGATAAGCAGTATTTGCGTTATCTCCGGTCAATGCTTCAGCTAGTTCCAATTGTTTCTCGATAACACGGTCAAGGATATTAATATAAGATTCATACGCTTCTTTAGCTTTCTCGTACTTCTCCGTCGTATCATCCTTTCCGAACATATCAAAAATCTTGGTTGCAATCTGTACGGCAGCACTGACTATCGCAAGGATAACTGATGCTTTTTCAACGGTGCTGATAGCATTAGCAGACGTATTAGCGGCAGCTTCTACGCCGGACATGGCCGTCATGGTAAATGTCCCTATGCTACCAATTAGGGAAATGATCTCTCCGGCCGGACCGCCAATGCTTTTGCCAAGTTCATCAATAGTATCGGCCAACTCCGAAATCTGTGCTCTAACTTCTTTCTCTGACTTCTTGACTTGTGTATCCTTTTTGATAACCTTATCCTTTGCCGCATTGTAATTCTCTGTTTTCTTCCTTACTTGTTCCAAAGCTTGTGCTTCGGATAAATAGGCCTTGGTAGAATCAATTTTCCCGGTCTTTGGATTGTATTTTGAGGATTTCACTCCGTTCTCAATCTTCGCACCTCCTTTCACCGCTTCGGCTGTCTGGCGGGCATTCTCTAGCTCAATTTGTGCCCGTGCCAATTCTTCCTCTGCTTTCGCCAGTTCCTTTTTCTTATCCGATAGTGACTGAAACGGGTTACGGCTATCCAGTTCATCCATGATGGATTGAATAGTACTTGTATATTCCCTTAGCTGATCCGGCGACAGGACTTGTGCCGCCGTCTGCTTAGCATTCTCTAGCTGTTCAAGCAGGGAATTAAGCGTTTCCGTCGAAGTCTCTTTCAGGTTCTCAAATGCGCGAACATATTGCGGTGATTCTTTTAACTTGTCATAATCCAAGCTCATAAGCTCCATTCCTTTGTTTTTAGTAGCTTGTGCAATGGAACGGTCAATCTGTTCAACCTGTTCTGTATCTCCATTCTTAACTGCTTGCTTACGTTGTTCATGCAAGGTGGCAATATCTTCATTGAATTTTCGTTCAATAGCAAGACGTTGGTCCGTATAGTCTTGATACTGATTCAGCAAATCAGCTAAATCATCCCCACGGTTATACTTTAAATCTGTAGTTTCCTTTTTTTCATTAGCTACTTTATCAAATTCGGCAAACAGTTTCTTTACTGGCTCTGACTTGATATATTCTGATGTATTGAAGATTTTCTTTTTGTTTTGAGGATTAGCTTCGAAAGCTGAACGGGCGGCATTAAATTGCTTTAACTTTTTATCTTCTGTTTCACGCTCGATAGCTTGCAGCTCCATACGATGATTAAGTTCTCTTTGCCTCAGAACTTTTTCGCTACTCTCTTTGAGCTTATCGATTTCAAGTTGTTCCAATTCATTAGCAGAATCTTCCTTTATCCGTGCCTGCTCGCGCTTCTGCTGGTCTAACAGGAGTTTATATTTTTCCTGTTCTTCACGGAGCTTGTGAGCTTGATCGTCCTGCTTGGAAGATGAATCATAGACTTTTAATTCTTTTTCGGCTTCCTTTAACTTCTTGACATTTTCTTTGTAGGCAGTAACAACGGCAGAATCTATACCTTTGAAGTTACCAGCATCCATTTGCTTCTTTTGTGCTGAAGATATTGAATCTAATGCTTTCGTTGCATCATCTTTTTGCTTGGTCCAAAAGGCTTTATTTTGAATAGCGGCTTCTTTATCTTCTTTATCTTGTTTTTCCTTCGCTTTCTTCTGAATTTCGTTTATTTTTTCAACTTCTTCTTTGGCAAGACGAACGGATTCTTCAGCCACTTTCTTGTCTTCTTGAAGTTTCTGAATGATGGCAGCTTTTTGACCACTTGGAGCTTCTGCTTGCTCATCGATTACTTTTTTAAGACGTGAATTGATTGAATCTAGTTCTTCTTGTTTCATCACTGCTTTAACCTTGATACCCATAGCATATTGTTTATATGCTTCCTCATTGAGCAATCTTTTTACATCGGTTAATTCCATGGTTTTAAGTTTCTCTAAATCAAGATTCTTTAAAACGTTGGGCATAATTGATTGAAGTTGTTTGTATGCTTCTAGCTTCTCAGATTGAGTTGACGCTTCATCTCTAATAACAGAAAGAAACCCATCTGCTTTACTCTTCAAATCATCCAAATTCTTTTTTTGAGTCTCCATAGTGGCATTATGCTTTCTCATAGCTCTTTCGGAGTCCGTTTCCGCCGTAGCACACCTGTAAATAGCATATCCAAGTCCGGCAAATGCAGCAGCGGCTAATACATAGGGATTCGTTAACATAGCTGCAGCATTTTTTAATTGAGCGATGGTTTGTGCTTTTATTGCTTTGGTTAGTAAAGTGCGAGCAGCTGTATTCTTTGCAATCATTGTAGCTTCAATGGCATACATACCTTTGGTTAATACAAGGTTGGCCGCTTCAATAGCACGTTGTTTATTGACAATAGCTGTAACTGTTGCAAATACTTGTTTAGCAGTACTTACAGCCAAGATACTTCCTTTATAACCAGCAAGAGCCGTCGTAACGACTACGATTAAAGCACCTATGTTTTTCAAAGATTCTTGAGCGCTTCCATTCTCAAAAGCTTTATTCATGGATTCCGCTGCACTGGATATTTCCTTTAAGATTCCTTGTCCTAACGGGCGAAGTGCGGCTGTTATATTATTGCCAAGAAGTTTCATTTGATTTTCTGCAGATGAAGCCATTTCTTTAAAGGCTGCTTCTGCTGCACCTGTTGCATCCTGCATTTCCTCAAGGTGCCCGGCGGCTTCTTTGACATTTATCCCTGTTAAACCGAGAACTGCATTAACAGCTTCAACCTCCGGAACTAGTTCACGCAATTTTGATTCTGAACCTCCGGCCTGTCTAGCAACCTCTGCCAAAGCTTCTTGATAGGTTCTATTATCAAAAGCACCATCACCAAGTACCTTGGATACTGCAATAATGGAAGCACGTATTTGAGTCATTGCTTGGGCGGTAGGTGTTCCCTGTTTTGTAAGAGTAGCAACAGCGGCCAATACTTGGTCTATTTCCACACCATAGGCTGCGGCAACAGGTGCGACCTGTGCAATACTCTTACCTAGCTCACCAAACGAAGTTTTACCAAGTCTAACAGTCGTAAATAATTGGTCTGATAGGTTTTCAGCTTCTGACACATCTAGTTTATAAGCATTCAAAAGAGTTGTGATGGCGTCGGCTGCTGTTGCTGTATCGGTAACTCCACCAACGGCAGCTTTTGCAGATACTTCTAAAACTTTCATACCATCTGCTCCATCGTGGCCGGCAGAAACAATCTGATATAGTGCTTTCGCAGCTTCATTCGCTTCAACGGGAATAGTCCGGGTGATATCTACTACCTGATTCATGTAGTCGGTAAGGCTTCCCTTTATTCCGCTTGAAAGCGTGGCGACTTCCTTCATACTCTGTTGGAACTGCTTCTCAAACTCATACGCTCCCTTAGCCGCTTTTGCAAAGGCAATTCCTGCACTGATACCAATACCACTAAACACGTCAAAAGAGGTAATCTCACTAGCCATAGCCTTGATTATTCCCATTGCTTCCTGACGCCCGGAATATAGCCCTGAATTGTCTATTCCGGTTGCGAAATATAATGCTCCGTCTTTATTCTGAATACCCATATAGCATTTATTCTTAAAATATAAATAGTGACAAAATTTGGCTGTTTCAAGAAGAATCAGCATCTTTGCACTGTTCTAAGACCAAGGAACAACTTTTTATTTTACTCTAGGGAGTTGACAAGCCTACTATATCACAATATAGGCTATCAATTCCCTTTACTGCATAATCCCTAGTGTAAATGAAAGATTATGTTCCTTGGTCGGAAAGAATAGGGAAGAGATAGCCTTTTTCTATAAATATAAAAATCCCCCATATCTTCGCAGACACAGGGGCGCATAAAAATAACTCTAAACCAAATTTTATAGAAATCAGATTTCACTTAATATATAAATATAGCAACAATTTATCTAACTTTTCACTTTTCCGCCGATATCGTGATATTTTTTCATTCGGACTTTTTCGTTTGGATTATCGAAGGAGGGTAGTTCTACCCATTCAAAATCTCTACCTTCTATTTCTCCGTCTTTATCCGGCGTCTTATTACGCTCTCTCATCATAAATGAGTACTCCTGCAGTAACATTTCTATTAATTCATAGCTACTATCCAGCGTTTCTTTAAAAGTTAATCCTAGCGCTTCTTTTGCGATTACTAAGAATCTGCTTGGATTGTAACTTTCCAGCTTTGCAAGTTTTTCCGAGCGGCTATTATCTCCGTCTCTTCCAGGGGGCTCACGTTCCGAAGCATCGTGATAGAGGTGCAAAAAGGGTGATATCCTATGCGGTATATAATCGCATTGAGTAAAATGCGTATATCTTCCCATGTGGTATTGTCTGCAAGAACATCTCTAAACCATCCCGGCGGTTCACTTGATTTATTGTGTATGCCTAGGCAAACAATGTCGAGAAGTAGTTCTCCATACTTATTCATCATCTCCGGGAAATTATTTGTCAGTTCCCCTGTCTTTACGATCATCTTTTCAATGTCGTCTTTCTCTATGTTAAGTAGAAGGGGACGAATCCGGAACCATGTCCGGACAGTGATAGGTTTTATTACAATACAATCGCCGGGATTTTTCCCTTTAGGGATAGAATCTCGGTTAGTGAAATCAAATGGAATTTTGACGGGCTGGCCCGTTACAGATTCCGATTCTTGCTGAAATAAGTTCTTTATACTCATAATTAATCCAAGGAGCCTAGCCCGTTGTACTTCCGGGCAATATTTCAAGCCATTTGCAACTAACCTTCAATACTTTCAGCTCCATCCTTCAATAGTTTGCTCCTGCAGACGGATTCGAACCGCCGGTCTCTACATAACCGATGTAGTGCTTTTGCCAACTTAGCTATACAGGAATCCAATTAATGATTACGCTGCTCCCTCTTCGGTAACAGTTACTACCTCACGCATAAATGCAGTTTTTTTAACTCCGGCTATCGTAATAGCTGCTTGGACATATACACGTACAAGCAATAATTCGGCTTGCTCTGAACCGGGAGCTTGCGAAATTTTGGAACTGACTTTTCCATTAACAATGGTATAAACCACCTTTTTGCCATCCTTAGGTAGCGTTTCGCATTGGAACGTTTTTGAAATGGAAGGGACATTGAGAGGTTTATTCCAGATATTCTTTCCTCCAGTCGTTTCAATCTCTCCACCCGCCAAATCCTTGATTACTTCATTAGAGGGAGTAGGAATTGAGAACTCTATATAGTCCGTTGTGTCTTTTACAAATTCAACATATAGAGGTTCATCGCTCCCTTCCGTCTCAATCTTTACTTCTTTAGGGTCGGCAAAGTTAAATGCCACACTGCCTTTGAAAGGCAATGGAAATTCTTTGAGGTCTGTTCCAGGAACTCCGTCACCGACTGTTCCAAACTTAATTTTTCCTACGCCCATGGCGATAGGTCTTACTTCTCCTGCCATAATTACTTGTCAATTAAAATTTCTAATCTAATATTTACACACGAAAATCCTTCTTTCAGTTCCGGTATTGGAACACTCCAAATGACTGTTACTTCTTTACATCTGCCGTCGTTACTGTTGATTGAATCAAGCGATTTCCGTACCTTACGCTTTAATTCTTTCATTCGTTGACGTCGGTTCATCCCATTATCATTCAAGGGAACGAAGATGTTGATATTGACAGGCACTTTATTAATAAAGTCAAGTTCATTCAGTTGCAGGTGATTAATAACAATATGTTCACTAGCAACACCTGCTTCCGATTTGTCCTTGTAAATCACAATATCGGTGTCCGCAGCGGCCACAGCATTATAAACTATATCTATAGCGTCAAATTCATCCATAATCAAATCTTGCTAAAAACTGATTTCAACGTATCCCTTAGATATTTCTCACATTGCGTATTAGCACCTGAAATAACTTCATATCCTTTTGCTTCAACGGCTGCCGCATACTCCATACCTGCAACACCAACCAATATATAACCACCGGTATGAGACAGAGATACTTCTTCTGCAAGCCTACGCCCTTTATATTTACCAGTTGTCTTATCAGTCCCTTTGTCGCTTTCCTTGAAGTTCTCCTTGACAACTTCCCCATCTTTTGCAATTATATATCCGATAGAGGAACGAAGATTACCAGTCTGGTCTTTATATGAGCCACTCCGGCGGGCTACTTCGATAAACTTTTCACCTCCTGCTTGCAGGAGAACAAGCGTCTTATATTCTGCTTTACTTTGAAATTGCTCAAACCATCGTTCTAGTGACTTTTGGTCAAATAGGGGAGTCATGCCATTTCTCATACGTTGATAATTGAATGTGATTGATAGGGTTCCCAGCAAATAACCGGTACATCAATACCCTTTGATGCAACTTTCAAACGCAAGAACTTACTGTCTGTCGGCGGTTGCATTTTGGAGTAGAAATAGCCATGTACCTGTGTTTCATCACCAGCCGAATTGTGTTTTAAAACAATTCTTCCATCGCTTACCGGGTCGTAGCGTCCGGGGACAGATATTTCAACCGGTTTCCCAGGAACCCATTCACCATCAACTAAGCGCCCGTTAGCCTCAATAGTAACTATTGCTGTATGTGGATACCGTTTTACCATCTGTTACCAGCTCTTCCTTTGATAATGATTCGTTTCCCAAGTTTAGCAGCTTTCTCCGGCTCCCCATTCTCGATATATAACTGTCTTGCAGTCTGAATATAGAAAGAACGGGGATGAGTGATGGAAAGCTTATTTTCACTGAAATCTTGCGAATTTACCATCATGGCGTACGTATCAGCGACACAAAGACCGACCGACTTCATGTTTTCAGCAGTGCATTTATCTTCAGGATTAACATCACGTTTTACAAAGACTACATTCTCCAAGAAGCCTTCCATATCCCCAACAGAAGGATATTCCAGTATTGTTTCTCTGATTGTTGCCATAATAATAATTAATAACCGTCTTCGTCTGTTTTTTCAGTATCTTCGCCTTCCGCCCATGCTTTACCATCAGTCTTCATGATGTACATTGCATCAGGGTCATTGATAACCGGGATAGCATTAGCTTCCGCTTTAGTCCATTCCTTGAATGGTTCTAACTCAGACCATTTGCTGATAAAAACAAAGTCTTTTTTCAGCGTGGTAGCTTTCTTCTTGTATTCAACCGAATGTTCTGCTGCGATAGGGCCATGCTGGATATCGCCACACTGCAAATCCTCCAGGAAACAGATATTGTTTGCTTCCCACGGGTTTACTGTTGTACGTTGATGGGCGGCATTCTCTATACGAACAGACGGACTTACAAGAACGATTTGAACGCCTTCTGTATTCTCTTGTCCGGAAAGGTACTCGTTAATAACCTTTTTGGAGATAGTCAGCTTTTCTTTCTGATTAATCCAGCCTTTTACCTTTTCAATAACAGCCTTTTGCTTCTTCAATAAAGCAAATCTGTCTTTACGCATCACTACGTATTTAATAGTGACACCTTCGGCAGAAGCGGCGACTACGGTATCTTCGATATCCTGCAAACCATCGGCTGTTGCTGACTTAGCCCAGTCCTCGGTAGATACTATCTTGTTCGTGTTAGGCATACCGCAACCGACAAATTCTTCGGTAACAATACCGTTATTGTTGCTTGAATTGAGGATGAATCCACCTTTGGATAACAACTGCATGCACCACCATTCGAAACGTCCACGAACAGCGTTATATACAAAGTCCTGATCTTTGAAAGCGAGGTCAAGGATAGATTTCAAATCCGAATCACCTTCACAATCACGGCTAAGTTGCCGGTATTCGTTCCAGTCGCTTTCATTCATACCACGCTTAACGGCAGTCTTGGGGATATCACCTGACATCTTACCTACAACTTCACGTTTCTTTTGCGGTGCAGAAGAATCAAAGCTGATAACGTCTGCAATAACAGGAGCACCTTTCTCTCCAGTCAAAGTTTCCCATTTCAGAGAATCTTTCTGCTTTACACCGAAAAAGTTAGGGAAGAAGACCGGCTTAACCTTACGTGAGTTAAGTCGTGCTCCCATGTTCTTACGGTTCACTTGTTTAATTAAACTTCTTTCCATATATCATTATTTTAATGGATTAGACAAAACGGATAAAACGGAGCAACGCTTTAATAGCGTCGTCAACAGGGTAGGGCATTACTGCCTCATTAACAGTACCACGCACCAAGAGTCCGGATTGCTGGTTAGCAACGGTCACATCAACCTTGTTCATAGTGATAACCTCCGGGGTATATTTGAACTTAGCAGCTTTGGCAGCAGCTTTAGCGGTAACGAGAACCAACACATCATTCATCTTTGCGGCTCCAATAGCTCCGGCAAGAGTTATCGTGTCATAAGCCGTATTGGTCTTGTCGATTGCAGAGATTACATCAGAAGCGCCGGTTAAAGCACCGCCGATTGTAACAGCTTCTCCAACTTTGAACACATGATTCTTTGCGATTTGAATAGCAACAGCATCGGCAGCCGCGACAGCGGTAACTTTTCCGGTTTTAACTACATGGTAAAGACCATTAGCATCTTTACCCACGATTACAAGCGGAGGAAGCTCGTCGATGATTTCCTTCAGTTCCGCGCGGGCAATAGTTCCACCGCCCTGAATGTCCTCGATAATCTTTTCGATACCGGGAGCATACTGAAATTCACTTTGTTTTTTTCTGAACATAGCTTTAAATATTAATAATTATTCTTCCAGACCAAGGCTAGCAGTGCCATTATCAGAGCTTTCCTCGTCCTCCATTAACTTCAACCAATCCTGTTCGGTACGTTCTTTAGGCTTATAGGAATTAGGCTTGTAATCACCACCGGCGATCTCATCATCAATAACAGATTGTTTGATTTCGGCATATTCTTCCTGAAGCTCTTTAATCTGGTCTTCAACAGAGGTTTCCGAGTTGACATCAATACGGTTGAACCATTTTGCAGGGAGTTTAGAATCTGCAAATAACGCTTTAGCAGATGCTTGTTTTGTAGAAGTTGTGACTGTTGAAGCGACAGTAGAGACAGATGCAGCCAACTCGGAAATCTGTTTCTGTTGGGCTTTCAATAACTTAACAACAGAAGCAGGCAATCCTTCGAAGTCTTCGTCCTCGTCTTTATCGTCTTCTTCATCATCGTCTTCGGATTTTACCGTTTTCTTAGTCTTTTTAGCCGATTTGATAGGTTTGCCATCCTTTAAACCATTGCTCTTTTCATACTCGGAAATAGCATCCTTTTTCGCTTTTTCTATTGCGGATGTGTTTTCAAGATCAGGAAGAATATTGTCTTTGAACAAGGCAATATAAGTATCAATATCCTCCTCCTTTTCGATTTTGAAGAGTTTCTGAACCTTTACAGCGTACTTTTCGTTTACACCTGCGGCTTTCAATCCCTTTTTAATTGCATCAATGATTGTCATAACGATTTTCTATTAAAATATAAAGGGAGTAAATTTTTCCTGCTTATATATTTTATTTCAGAATCAAATGCATACATTTGCAATATGGATAAGAAGAAAGAATATAAAGTCAAAGCTAAAGCACTCGCTCTTCAAAATGGATTCGACCAAGTTTCCTACTATGGAGAGTGGAACGATTATTTGGCATATACAGCATCCCGGAAAGAAGATGAAGGGCGTTGTATTGGTTATCCTCGGTTTATCCTTGTAAAAGATGGCGTTGCTACACTGGCTCCTTATACACAATCGACAGATATCATGGGAATGACTTCTATGCCAAAAGGATATTCAGAGACACTGCTATAATTTCTTCACTATTCCGTTAATAATATCAGTATTTACTAGAAGATTATCCACACGTAGTACATTGACTCCATATTTCAGGCTTATTTCCTTTGATAGTTCTCCCCAATTTTTTATTTTTCCAGTTTGTGGATCATATATGACTATTTTTCCATCAAGTGATTTTTCCAAAGTAATAATATGCCCCGAATTTCGACCTTTCCAAGAGAAATCAATATGGTATCTTCCTGGCTCTTTTACTAGTTCGACTAGTTCCTTGGTTAACTCTTTTATACTTTTGCTTTTTAAAGCCCCTGTTCTGGTTATATCATATATGCCACCTGCTGTCTTTTTTTCAGGCATAACCATCGTTTTCGGATCAATCCATGCCCAGTTAGTTCTTTTTGAGAGCTCATGGGGAATATTCCCTTTTTTCTCAAGATTAGGCAGTGCTGTTACATCATATCCACGTCGTCTCAACTCGTTAGCAACAACACAAGATTGACAGTTTACACCATATTCATTCCCTTTACCGAAGTTTATATTTCCCCGTAGTTCATTAGCTTCTTCGAAAGTCATTTCTTCACCTCTCTTGATGCCAATTTTTTGCTCAATCTTGGTTTGATTGAAGTTTCTTACAAATCGTTCATCCCATCTTTTCTGAATATCATTTTTCTCTATATCGGTCTTGATGCGTTTGATTTTCTTTGGTACAATTTTGACGACCGAATTGGATACAAACTTAGAATCAAGAAATTCCACTAACTTGGGGTCAATATTAGCCTTTTCACCCCGCATATAGGCGACAAAGCTTTCAGCTAAATACTCAGACTTGCTTGATGTAGCATAACCAGAAATTTTACTGGCATACAGGCTCATTTCCTTACCTAGTTCATTATTCAAATTAGTTGGTAACATCTTCCATTGTACATGATGTCCTATTTCATGACGAATACATCCTTGTAAAGTTTCATCTACCAATGACCGACCAGCTTCTTTATAACGCATAGCTATTGCTCTTTGAGCAGGAGTTAATCGGTCTATATTCTCCATTACTTTACTCCATGCATCTTGTGACTTTTGCATATATTCAGCAAAAGCCTTTGGTGATTTTAAGATATCTTTATTCAAGAATATACCTCCGTCAACTGGACTATAAGAGGCAACAGCATCTACACCATCAGAAAAAGCCTTTTTTCCCTGTACAGAAGTTGGTGATATAACCTTGATACCGCTAATTTTAGGCATATCTAATTGATTGAAAACATCTGCGAGTACTTTATTGATTTCGTTTGCATTATCGACGGATATACCTTTGTAATTAATCTCTCCCTTGAATGTACGGTCAAGCATGTTTTTTTGACAGAATTGACGTGCAAACTCCTGTGCTTCTTCTATGCTCTTACTTTCTTTGAAGGTATATTTAGGCTCAATTACAAGCTGTTGTGGCTTTTCTGGTTTAATAGCAATCTTTATACGCTCATTGATATCTCCATCCTTAGTGAAGTTATCCTTATACCAAAAAGCCGATTGCAATCCATCTTTATTCTCACTGACGAAATCCTTTGCTTTCTGGGGAATATCCGTAATAATCTGCTCGTGCGGAACTGTGTCATTCAGCAGGAAATCAGCTAAATTATCCGGTTCCATTACGATAGGAGTAGCGAAGCAGATACAGAAAGGATGGAAGCCTGTAAACTTGAATGTCTTCGGATATTTTCCGACCATCGCATCACAGATTTTGCACGGTCCGCGATTATTGGCCGAACGTTGTATCTCGATACCTAGTACGAAATCCTGCTTACTCCAACGCTCATAGTCTGCACTACGGTAAGCTATATTTGTGGTTGTTGCAGATGTCCGGAGAGCGTTCATCTTGGCGCTACGATACACACCCTGTCCCGGATGGTAGTCTTTCATAGGACGAGATAATACAAGCTTACCTTCGTCGTTTCGTACACGGCGAAAGCGTTTGTCCGGCTTGTCTAGTAACTGCCGCATATCGCGACTAATCTCATTTGAACTTCGACCAGCAGCAATACCGCTATCAAGATAGAACTCTAATTGAGATTTCGTTTGTTGTGCTATGTTCCAAACTCTATCAGATAATCGCAACCCTTGAGCATCTACCTCCTTCTGAAAGGCCGAAAAAGCAGACATACTGTGTGTGAACATACCTTCCTTGGCAACCGATGAAATAGACATTCCTTTGATATACTCACGTATGAAATCGTCATTCTTCATATCTGACCGCTTCCATGCATCGAACTGAAACGATTCGATATTTTTAATTAGCAATGATTCCAATGTCAGTAGCTCTTTGTCGACGGCATTTTCAATGCTACGATTCTGTATCCACACGTTATTTTTTCCCGCATCAGACCATTTACGGAGATACGGGGAAACAGAAAGTATAAACTGATTAAAGATATTGGCTATTACGGCCTGCTGTGCAGCAATTTTCTGTATATGTTGTTTATCGTAGAAAGAAAGTCCGGGCATAAATTATAAAGTTGCTCCAATAAATGAATTATTTTGTGCAGTCTCTTTTTCGTCTTGCTTCTTACGATTCAATTCTGTTTCCACATCGTCAGTGTATGGTGAATTCTTTATAATCGTTTCCTTGCTATTGAATTGAGAAGCAGTTTCGAGGTTCTTGAGTTCTTCAGCCAGGTCCTGTGGGAGAATACTGCCAAACTCCACCTCAATAAAATTATCATTTAGCTGTGACGCATACTTGGTATGTGTAATATTAGCCATTCCTGCTTGAACTATTGCCACGGTACGTTGAACAGCAGGGCCGAAGATTTCCATCTGCTCACTGGCTTTTATTTCTGCATCAATCAGCATAAATCGGCGAGATGTCCCGCTTAAGTTACCTAATCCCATTAGTTTATTCATTGATAAATCAGGGCTGGAAGCTCCGGAGTGTATGGCATCATCTAATTGGTTAAGTTCGAGTGTAACGGATTCACAAGACTGTTGCCATGCTAAGTAATCGGCATCACCATGATACGACGTACCGGTATCAGGGTCTATTTCTATTCCGAAGTTCAATTCCTTGCCAACTGTCTCTTTACTCGGTAGATTTGCAAGGCCATAGGTTTTTAAAATTGGTTCAGAGAAATAATCATTTGTATCTGACAGACGGGAAAGTCTCATCTCCTTTTTATCCATCAAATTAGCAACATCGTCCCAATCAGGACAATCGACCTCGGCATATACTACCGGAATCTTACCGAAAAGATTTTTTGTCTTTTTCACTAGCCAAACGCCATCCATAACACCGGAGTAGATAGTATCTTTCGTGTATATCTTCACGCATTCGCAAGTACGACCATTAACCTCTGCATTGTATTTATAGAGAAAGCCGTCCATATCGTCGTCTTCATCGAAATGCGGATAGAATTCACATTCGGTATTGCTATCTTTGGGAGTAGAGAGGATTTTAACCTTTAGCTGACTCTTACCATCATCCCGGGTAACCGGATAGAAAACAATAGCAGCTTTGGTTTCAGACAATACCTTGCGGGCAAACTCTTTTAATACTGATTGCATCTTGAGCTTACGCTTGTAGACCTTTTTAAACTCGCTGAAACCGTCGTTTGAATCTTCGGCTGTGATAGTCATTTCACCACCAAACAGAAAGGCAACAGAGGTGCGAACTATCTTTTTGGGTAGATTAGTCACTACTTGAGCGACTTCTACAGTTTTATCCTCTAGTCTCTTAGGTCTTTCTTCTCCTGTATCGGCATCAACCTCTTTTTCTGTTTCCGAATATACAGCAATCTTCTTCCGTTCACGATACCCGACAGATTCTTTACGTCGAGTCCTGTCGCCATCGTATTCTTCCATATACTCGCGAGGATTGCGGTTCTCGCGTGTATCAACGCATAAATCACCTACTATGCTACCAAAGTCATCTTTCTTTAGAATATCCTTAATATCTGGCATATACTTTTCTCTTAAAATATAATGCCAGACAAAATATACTCCAATAATTGGCAGAGGATGTTGACAATTTGTCAGCATCCTCTGCCAATATAAATCTAAGAACTCTTAAATGCCATGCCTAGCATCCTCTTCATCAGATTTTTCCAAAGCCCTCTTATACCCCCAGAAACTTTCTTGGTCCATACCATCCATATAATCCTGCTCCAGTTTTGATATAAAAGCATTTCTTGCCGCTTCTGACAATAAAGCTAAAGTTATATCAGCATAGACACATTTAATAAAGATTTTATCCCCATCTTGGGTCACTTCATAATAATTACCATTTTCTCCTTGACTAGCAGCATTTGCTAATTCATAAATTTCATTGTAATCATCCAAATTTACTCCGTGAAGAAATTCATCAAAATTTGTTGTCGACATAATATTATTTTTTAAATTAATATTATAATCAAAATACAAAAAGCGTACCATAAACAATTATCCACGTCCTACCTTGCGATTTGAAGTTTTTAATTTCAGACCGAGTGATTCGGCAAACTCAGCGAGTATTGTCATTCCGTCCGGTGCATCATCGTGAGCGTTATCACCCTCGCGCTTGTAACTGGTAAGAGCTTTCATGAAACGGCCATAATCCGAACCTTTGGTGTATTCCAATTCATCGAGGAAAGCACAGTACTTCTTTATCCAACCGGCCTTCATAATGATTCGTGTTGGTTTGTGTTGTGTAGTAGGACGGGCTTGTATGATGCAAGCTTTCTTTTCCGCCGTTACCAATTTACGGACATGGATAGCAAATATGCGTCCACCGTTGTTTGATTCAATACGCATCTGGTCGCATTCGGTATCAATTACCATTTGAGCCAGGCGCGGCTCTGTAACTTCTACAGGGGCCTTGGTAAATAGTACATCCGTAATAAAGTACTTCGGCCCGAATACCTTTGCGAATGGTGCGCAAAAATCATCATCTCCCTTGTCTGCCGTATCACAACCACCGATAACACCATCAGGTTTCTTTCCTGCGATATCAGCACTTTTAAAACGCATGAGAGCAGATTTAGGGAATAATAGGCCTTTGGCTTCGAAGGGCTCCTGCATATACTCGGCCATCCAGATACTTTCGTCTGTTTCAGAACGTAGTTCCTTGTAGTACTCTGTTGTATGTACATCGGCACAGAAAGTTTCGTCGTTCTCATCCAGGGCGGCAATACGAATGATTTCATTGTACTTGCCGGCTTCTTCCATGCGTCCGAGGACATCATTAGAAGACCAGCGTGTACCGATGTCAATCATGCAGCAGCTTCCTTCAATACGTGAATCGTGCGTACCTTGTTTCCAAGACCATACCTTCTCGTTATTATTGTCGGATAACGCATCTTCCAGGCTCTTGTACAAGTCGTCTGTCATAGCTAGCATAGAAGCACCGAATCCGATCACAGTACCGCCGACACCGCCACCGAAGTAGCTTACCTGCCGAGCACCTTCTACATTCCAACCTTTGACATTCTGTTTATCTCCTTTTAGGTGAATCTCAGTAAATATCTCATGATAACGTTTTGATTTGACAATATCGCGGGTATCATAAGAGAGCTTGTTGTATAACGTGTCAGAACAACAGTTACGCATTACAGATTCTTCGGGAAAGTGGCCGTACATCCAAGCGATGAAAAGAGAGGATATATAAGACTTTCCGGCACGTGGTGGCATACTGACAGCAAGACGGTAGATTATACCCGCAGAATACGAGCTATACACACGCATGAACGCTTCAGCGACTTTTTTTAGGAACAGACGTTTAGAGAAAAACTTCGGATCATAGTATAAACAGAACGCCCAAAAGTCTTTCTTTGCTATTCGTTTGCGGAGTATGGTAGCAGCTTTCGCCTTACGAATCAATATTTCTCTTTTACTTTTCTTCTTTACCATCAATAATAGACTGTAACTGTTCGTCACTCAATCCTTCCAGTTCATCACCAATATTCACATTTGCATCAACTTCTTTCTTGTCACGCCATTTCTCCGGCTGCCGGTTCTTCAGCCAAAATATTGCAGCCGTTGTATCAGGAGGATAATGCTCTATGTATTCTTTTGAATCAGTAATCTTTCCTTCTGATGTTGCGAATTTGGTGGCTTTACAGTCATAGCCGATGGCACGGTTATAAAGACGGGATGCAACATTAGCATCTGCAATATTCTTTCCCTTTTTTAGGGACTCAAGAAATTCGGGATAGTCCTTTTTCCATTTGTTCAATGTTTGTTCGGAAACAGAGAAGAATTCGGCTAGCTCTTTATCCGTTGCACCCAACAAACAAAGCTTTAAGGCCTGATCGGAGAATTCTATTCTGTATTCCGATTTACGCCCTCTTTTTTTCTTTTCAGCCGGATTCTTCTTCTCTGTCATAAATTAACCATAACTAACAAACTGTGATAATTCAGCCTTCAATTCAGGCAACTTTCCATTATCAAAATAGAACGAAGAATGCATTTTTCCTGCTTTTTTCACACCGCGCATCGATTTGCAGAGATGTTCACCCTCCATAATTATTCCAACAGCTAGCGGTGGGTGTTCTTTTCCGAGTGCATCCACTATCATCATAACGACATCTTGAGCTAATCTCTCCTGTACCTGTAAACGGGCTGCACAATAATCGATAACACGGCCAATCTTTGAGATACCTAATATGCTTCCTTCTGGATTAGGAATATAGGCAAACCAATACTTTCCGAAGAAGGGCATCATGTGGTGCTCGCACATTGAGTAGTAGGTACCAGAGTCTGCTACTATGCTATTAAAGGATAATCCATCTTTACCATTTGGGAAAATTGTTACTTTTGGCGCCTGTTCTGGATCGTACCCGCGAAATAGTTCTTTCCACATTCTAACAATACGTTCCGGTGTTCCTTTTAATCCTTCTCGTTCTGGATTGTCACCAATGTACGATAAGATTGTTCTTACTGCATATTCAATATCTTTTGTGTCTGTAGACTTAGTTTCCATTTAGGGTGTTCTTTTACGTAGTTAATAACTTCTTCTGTGTTTTGGCAGGAGCATGGTTGTAGATAATACACGGCTGCTGTCATTGCTTCATAGGCTGATAGGTCCTGTCCTGTATATACGACCTTTATTTCATGAGGATTGACTATAATAACCTTGCTGCCTTCTTTAGGCGAACAAGTCACCCAGTCAATGTTTCTTGGAATAGGGACGGTCCCGTTTGTTTCTATCTGAACGAACTTCCCTGCCTGATGGAGCTTATTGATAAACTTTCGATCTACCTGCAATCCCGGCTCGCCACCGGTCAAAACAACGAAGCGAGTAGGATAGAAGCAAATCTTTTTGATAATTTCCTCATCCGACATTTCTCTTCCGGAAGAATGTTGTGTATCACAGAAGGGGCATTTCAAATTACATCCGGAGAAACGAACGAAAACAGCAGGAGTACCAGTACGATAACCTTCTCCCTGAATACTATAAAAAATCTCATTTATCTTTTTCATACCACGCAATATTATTTTCTGATTCTTGTACCATTACTTTAAAACATCCCGGTACCTGACCGCAAATCCATTTTGCCATATTCTCCGCAGTTGTGTTGAATGGAAGAACCTCATTCAGATTCTTGTGATCTAACTTATCTTGTATTTTTTGTTTGATATGACTGAAATCAATTACCATTCCATCGGAATTCAGGTCTTTTGCCTGGCACCAAACAATTATAATCCAATTGTGCCCGTGCAGGTTCTGACATTTGCTCTCGTAGGATAGCTTCAAGCTATGTGAAGCTGAAATCTCAATACGCTTTTTTACTGTATACATAATTTTCATCTTTGGTTACCTAATAAATAATCATATTCGTGCAGGCTTAACTCGCCTGCTAAACATACTTTTGCCAACGTGAGTTTAGAACAGGAGTTGAATCTATATTTAGTTATTAGCTGATCCACATTTTCGGCATAAAACTCCAACAGTTTAGATTCATCCAAATCTCCGATATACTTCGGTATCTTTTTCCCATTAATGACAAAAGGCAATTTCGGCCATCTTACGATTGCACTCCACGTCGTACTATCAGCACTTGTGCAAAAGCGATTCTCTTTCAACATCTTCGATTCGGTACACCCTAACAGATGTATGTCAATTTGTGGCTTTCTTTGCTTGATATACCTAGTCAAATGAGCAACATCTGTTTTATAGGTACAACTCTTGTGTATTCTTAATTCTGGAACGCTTATCGCAATGTAATCGGAGAAATCAATCATACGATTTAAACCTTCCTTTCCATCTTCCAAATGAAAGACATTGATTATCCTGTTATTGGGAAGAAGTCGTTTCATTTCTTTTCTAAAAGACCATGCCATTTCAGGAGAGAGGATCTTCTGACAGTCTACTTCAACACATGTACCTTTGAAGCCCGTTTCCTTCACGAAATCAACTAACTTCAACATCCAAGTGTACAGGAATGCTTCGTCTCGCTTTCCTTTATCAGCTCCAAACATCAGAGTAAAAAGCCCAGAATCCATGATTACATGTTCACCAAGGGAAGATACTAATGAAGGAATGATATTGTTCCTATTCCTATTAGAAAGTTTCCCATTCAGCATTTGCTTTACGAATGGATAGCAAGTAAATAGGAAGTATTTAACTCCGACAGAATGAAGTGCTGTTAGCTTGTCTAGGTTCTCGCATCCGGCAAAATGGACTTTCAGATTATCTTTGAATAATGGATCCACCGAAACCGTCCTCCAGTACTTTAGCTTCCGACATTTCTGGAAAACGATTTAAAAGCCACGTGGCGACATCTTCACACGACAATGAGCCGAACTCACATGGCGCCCCAAATTCTTCCTGTAACTTGGCTGAAAGCTGTTCTTGCATGGTATTAATTTCGATTTCCCTGTTATTGTGTGACACTTTGAACTCACAACTGATAATGAATATATGCCGATGACGTTTCGATAGATATGCGCACGAAGCTGGAGCATCCGGATAGGAGTGAAATCCGATCACTTGATTATATGTTATGACCTTTTTAATCATGTTTTCCCTCCTTCTCGTGCACGTTTTTACCACAGAAAGGACAAATCAAAACCTTATCTTTTTTGGATACCAGCTGTGTGCTTCCACTAAAGAAATCATCTAATTTATCTTCATCGATGTTGAAGTTCGGAATATCCAGATTCCAGTCACATAGCTTATCAAGGTCGATGTCCTCAACAATAGCAGAGAAGTTAAAATGAGAAGTGTCGGAAGTATGATTGTCCGCTAAGGCAAGCAACCTTCTTTTTTCATCTTCCGTAGATAAGTCGGTACGCTTAATAACGACTAACTCTTTACCATCGGACTCGATAATCCGTACTTTGAGTCCTAGCTTTTGAGCTTCCTCATAGACACCGTTTCCAGCGATTAACACACTATTCCGGTCAGCCAACACGGACCGACCGGCTCCACATTCAACAAGGCTTTTGTGGATAAGCCGCTTGTTTTCGTCCCCATGGATACGATAGTTCCGGGGATCAATTGTAATTTTTTCTTTTTCTTCCATGACCAAGGAATTTCAATTAAAATATAGATTCCCCGGCTATTTTCTTTCTAATAAGTTCTTGTACTCCGTTATATATCTCATATAGCTGCTTCAATGTCTCCGGACCTTCCCATTCAGAGAAATTTCCATCCTGGAAGAAATGAAACTCAAACACATGTGCAGCTAAATCTCCGAGTTCTAAGCTTTCAAATGTATCTCTTACTAAATGCAGCCTGTCTAATATTTCAGCATTTCGATCTACTGAATCATCTGAAATATCCTCGATATCCAGCCTGGAATAATCTACATTATCATCCACTGGTAAAGGTTTGTATCTACTTCGGTACTGTGAAGTAGGAGAGGATGCGTTCAACTTTATCATCTTCAAAACAAAGAAATCAAGCTCTGTATAGCCATTTTTCTTTGTGTTGAGTAATTTATCAAGTAGCTTGCTTTGCTTCTGAAGGAGCGAACATATGACCTCATTTAGGACGTCTGTTGCTTCGTCTGAAATGCCAGCAAGCCCACAATGATACAAAGAGTAATCAAGCCATCGCTCGTAGCGCTTAGTTATGTAATTATTTACTGCTTCACTTGCCATATGCATAAAGATTTTATATATTTGCTGTTCCTAATAGCAATACAAAGCTTTATGCTTATGAAAGCGGTCGGTGGTGGTACGCCGGCCGCATTTATTTTTCCAACTCTTTATCCTTGGCAATGTTGTAATTACACAAATACATTCCTATATCCATTTCGGCCACATCTTTAGCAGGAATCTTCTCACCGTAGATTTTATGCAGAGCTTCATTGTCGCCTCCCCATGCTCTCCATAGAACTTTTGCGTCGTACTTCTCCGGTAGATGTGGGAAGAACTTCAGAAAGGCCTCAAAACTTTGCATTGCTTCTTCTCGAGCGTTTTTAATACCTTTTGTACCTAGAACGATGTCTTTAGACAATGTCTCTGATCGGGAATATCCGTTCTCCGTGTCTTGACGTATCCTGATGTTTTCCTTATGCTCAATCTCTCTACGTCTGTCTTTGCAAAAATCGGCAAGCGCTACCATGATAGCTTGATTGTTGATTTTCGTCCCCCACACAAATTGTCCTCGGCTGCCATTCTTTAGCTGGGAGAAGAAAATGCATAACTCGGCTAAGTTCAGGTACCAGTAACTAGATAAAATTGATAAGGCTGTTTCCGCCAGTTGAGCATCGGTTAGTTCAACACCGGCATATCTTAATACTGACTTCAAATGTTCAGTAATAATCTCTACTGATGTCGAATTGCTAAAGCTTCTGTTTACGTCAGCTAGAGTAGGGATATTCTCAGCATTAGCCACATCAAACAATGAGACATTACAGTTCAATTGCGCGATTGTCCCGCTCCATTCAGCGACCAATTGGGAGGCTGTCAATCCAGTCTGTAAGGCCTGCTGTATCGGAGTTAGCTCCTTTCGGATTACTGCTGTCTCCTGGACTATCTGCAACGGGGTTAGTACCGCCTGCATCCCTGCTTTTATTAATTCTCCGTTCATCTTTCTTGTTTTTAAGTTCAACTGTCAACCATCGGGCAAAGTGAGACATCGCATCTTTAGACGACTTCGTCGTTTCTCCCTCATTCTGTAATTTCATAAAGAACTTCTCCAAATACCCGTAAAAGGCTTCTAACGTGAAATCAGGGTTGCCGGAAGAACGAGTGTTCATCGTTACTGTTTCCGCCCATGACTGATTCGATTTCAGTTCAGTATAACAGTCGTCTAAAGTCTTATCGAAAAAACTATCAGCCGGAAACAGTTCTCCCACGCGTGAGGGAGATATTGTCTTATTGTCTTTAGTCTTATCTTTAAGGTTAACCGTTTTACTTACCGTTTTACTTACCCTTTTACTTACCTCTTTACTTACCGTTTTACTTTCGTCAAGTAAGTAATAAACTGGCGATTTTGCATTCTTTTTACCCGATTCGAAAGTTATTAAACCTTTTTGCTGCAATCTGTTCCTAACTTCAATGACGGTCTTCTCTGATATACCGGTTGCGAGGACGATAGTCTTGTTGGGATGTTCAAACGGATTCTGCCAACCCCGAATATTGCACTCATTCAAGAGATAGAAGTACAAAAAGACTTCGTTCGGGCTGAATTCTACACTTCGATTCATCTTCCAAAATTGGTTTATATAATCTATATAGGTCATTGTATGCTATGCCGTCAGTCTTTGACGTATTAAGTTCATATTTTTTTTTACGAGTCCGATAATACGGTTATGGTACTCGGTATCTTGGTTACAGACCCCTTGAGACTGAACAATACTGAATGTCTTTAAATTGACCTCTATAGTCTCAACATGTTTCTTGCCTATTCGGGCAGAAAGAATGAGTGAATCCTTTTCTTTATAATATTTATTTGTAAAGACGCAATGGTGCATGATTTCACCTTCTTGTTGAAACTCTTCAATACTTTTGAGCGGTACTACGACTATTTTACCATCATACATTTTTAGGTCAAAGAACTTCGATTTTTCTTTGATATAATTCTCTGCATCCTTCTTGAGTTTAAGCAGACGTTGCATATCCTTGGCCTTACGTTCTTTTTCATCATCACGTTTTTTTCTCGCCACATACAAGTCATGAGCTTTTTTTAGATTCTTAGGACAAACGTAATGAGCGTTATGCAAATCTTTATGATAATGATCTAGTAGTTCTAGATAATCAAACCACATCGAAACATCTTTAATCCGATATTTATTGCGAAGACAAATTTTTATAGACGGCCAATACATATCAATCTTGTAACGGTGGTCCTCGAAATAATCTATTAATTCATAACGTCTTGCCTTTAGAAGTGTTTCAGCCTTGGGAGAATGGGGAATCGTATTGGTGGCAGTAAGAAATGACATACCGCGTAATTTACAATCTATACCCATTCGAATATATTTAGGTCTAAAGACAGAGGCCGGATGATAGCGTTCGCAATAAATATCATTGTTATGATTGTAATAATACGATCCAATAACTTTATTCCGTATCTCCAGTTCTCCGCACCAGCCATTGAATCCCATATTATTGGCACGAGCTACTACTTCCCGGTTACCGTCGTCTTTTATCCAATGTTGCAGTATCTCACGAATATAATAACAAGGCTTTGTTTCTGATCGGTAATAAGCAATCAATTCAAAACTTCGGATAACTTGGAATTCCTCACAAATTTCTGCCTTGCCAATAAACATTGTCTGTTTATTGATACGCTTCCTCGACTGCTCTATTTTCAAAGACGTATCACAATGAGGACAAACAGCACGTTTACGTTTTACAAGTTCCGGAGCGAAGCGTTGGCCGCACTCCATACATATAACACGTGACTTTGTTGCATACCCTATATGATTTAAACAATCATCTTTAGCCCAGTCAATCATCATATTATCAATATTAGGTAGCTGGCTGCTTAAATCAGCTACTCTGACTTGAAGTTTAGTTCTTGGTCTCATAACTCATCAAATAATAAAAATTGTCCTGATGGTATTTCTGTTTTCTTCCCTTTACGCTTATTAGGGGCAGAATCCGGCTTTTTAGTTTCCGGTTGTTCTGTAGCCGCTTCTTTTTTCGCATTCCCAGTTGATACCTTATAATTGGTCTGCTTACTTACTTTGATATTATCTTCATCGTAGTAATGAACTGCAAGCCCGAATACTTCATCGTCAGACATGAATACAGCGTTATCACCGCGTTTTTTAGCTTCACCTATAATGTAGTTGCAACATTCATCTATATTCTTGCTTTGCTTCGCAAAAGAGGTGGCAAAGAGGGAATCCCTCTTTGCGCGTTGCTCTAAATAAGATTGAATAACCTGTTTGAATGATTGATTCTCTTTTCCCATAGCTTTAATTATTAATTGATAAAGGCATTAATAGGTAGGTTAAGCTTTTTACTTCTTCGTCACAGCGGGTAAGAAGTGAGGCTTGCGATGGATCGCTCATAGTGATGGCAATATCTTCCGAAGGAATGTTATTCACCATTTCAATCAAGAAGCTGCTTCTAAAGCCGATTTCAATATTACAGCCTGACTGTAGGGGAATCGTTTCTTCTGCAGACTTAGAGAAATCTAAATCATGAGCTGCAATTTTAAGAGAGTCGGAATCGAACTTGAGTACTACCAAAGATGAACTTTCATCACAGAAGACAGATACACGTTTTAAAGCTGACACAATATCAACTTTCTTTAATACAGCACGATTGGGTTGCTTTTGAGGAATAACAGCGCGATAATTAGGGAACCGGCCTTCAATCATACGACAAATTAATCGATATGAGTCAAATTCAAATAAGATATTGGTCTGATTTACCGAAATCTCTACATTCATACAATCTTCCGGAACAATATTGGAGAGGACCTTTGCGAACTTGCTTGGCAGGATGAAGGCTGCCCGTTCCTTACGTGTGTAGGGCGATGGATTCTCAATCATAGCCAATCGAGTTCCATCCGTTGCGACAAATGACATCGAATCTAGGCCTATATCAAAATAGACACCATTCAGCACCGGACGGAGCTCGTCATTAGCACTACAAATTAATGTCTGCTTTATTCCGTATAATAAATCATTACCTGATACAAGGAATGGGGTAGCGGTATTATCCGTATTCATAGAGGGATACTGCTCTTCCTTTTCAAGCGGTATTGAGAACTTGCCATTGGCGTATTTGACAATCAGTTCTTTTTTTAGGATAGATATCGTCAATGGCTGTTCAGGGATTTCTTTTAATCCGTCAAGCAAAGTTTTCGCATTGGCCATAAAAGAATGATTGGTAAAATCTGCTTTTCCATCTATATTCGTTGTGATACGCCCGGCTTCTTCTCCTGCTGTTACCAGGATGATTCCAAATTCGTCGATGACAAACAAAAAGTTGTCATAGGCCGGTATTGAATTTTTGGGCTGTATGATTCGCCCGATTGATTTAAGCTTATCCAATAAAGCTGTTTTTGAAACTGTTATTTCCATGCGTCATTGTTTTTTATGGCGCATAACATAGAGAAGAGAAGGGATTCAGTAATATGAGGCTGTTGAAGTTTATAGAAACAACAAAAGCCGGATAAAAACATTGTTTTATCCAGCTCGACACCATTATGTTTGCAAATATAGAGAGAGTTTTTTAATTCGCAAACGTTTCAGTCTTTTTTTTCTTCTTTTTTCTGTAATAAATCCAAAACAGCACGATTTGCCTTGTCGCAAATGCTATAGTCTATATCAATGTAGATGTCAGCCATCTTGTAGTCATTGTTAACATGTCCTAGGCAGAAGTCTATATCAGCTTTGGGGATTCCCGCTTTGTTGCGCGCCAAACTGGCCCAGCTGTGGCGCGCCCAGTTCGTGGTGATCTTGAAATCGAGTTCTAAGTTCATGCAAATGTCTTTCAGCCCATTATTGACTGCCCGCATAAAATTATTCAAGTTACAATAGTTGGTATGAAAGTAAGAGAGGAAATAACCCTCTGTGTATTTATCAAGGAGGATGCGGAGTTCCGGTTCTATTTTTATCGAAAGCGGTATTTGCTCATGATTGTTCCGCGTTTTTGTTTTTGAACGTGTGTATTCCAGCCTTCCACGACGTTCACATGATATGCTATATAAATCATTGATGTTGATTCCCATCATATAGAACATCATCATAAAGACATCACGGGCCATATTAGTACATTTCTTATCAGACTGAAAATCTCGGATTTTTAATAAGGTGTTGGTATCTATATTCTTTCGTTTTCTCCGATACTCCGGGATTTCAACTTTCTTGAATGGGTCGCCAGGAATCCTTATAATATCAAAGTCTTCGTTATTATAATAGAGTTTTGCCTTGTTATACAATGCTCTTATTCCCCTAAGATAATGGCTTACCGTGCCTGGTTCTAAAGGTGTGCCGGCAGGTCCGGAGTGATATAAGTCTTTGATCATCTTATTTAGCATGAATGAAGTGATAAGTTTTATATCTATCTTTTTTCTTTTCATGTACCAGCATAGGGTATCGATAGAAGATCTGTACCATTCGGCTGTTTTTCTCTTTTCCGTTTGAATTACTATATTTTGAGTAAACTCTACAAAATCTATAAACTCGGCATCAGGAACTAATGATTTTTCTATTTCTTTTTTTAAGTCCTTACATGACATAAATTGGGTTCTTTCTTGTCCTAGCTTCAAATACTCTCTCCTGATCTTTTGGATATACGCATTTATTTCGTACTCTATCATTTCACTGTTAGGTACGTTGGGTAGGATCCGACCGGAGTCGTCCATGCTTTCAGGACGGATATAATAACCGGTAGCTATGTACTGTGACTCTCTATTGTGATAGATTCTAATTTTTATATTTGATGTTCCATCTTGCTTGACATGTCTTCCACTTTGGAAAACGACTGCTTTAAATGTTGCCATACTGCTTTAATGTTTTTTAAAGGTTTAAAATCGCATTAAACAGCTTGAATCGGGCTAATTTGATAGGAGATTGCTTTAATTTCCCCTAAACGGATGCAAATAGAGAAACGTGTTCAAAGATAGTTCAAAGAAATACCCTCTTTATTTGCCCCCAAACGGGGTATATTTACGTCTATTTTACATAAACGAAAAAAGCCGATACAAACTGTATCAGCTCAACACCATTCAATTTTTATTGACTTGATTTTTTCGTCGGGGTAGCGGGATTCGAACCCACGACCCCCTGCTCCCAAAGCAGGTGCGCTAACCGGACTGCGCTACACC